ATGTCAAATAGAGCAATATGTGTCTATAGGGGATAAAGAACTGTTCTCTATCATACTTCCCATAGAAGAGTATCCAGTTGTCCCTATTATGAATGGCTGGAATAGAAATCCTTATCCTATGAGTGATGTAAGACTAGTTAAAGGTCTACAGGAATACATTAATAAGATTAGGTCGCTTATAATTGCACATGCATCTACTTCGACTAATACAAAACTACTAATACCGCGTGGAGCTATAAACAAAAAGCAATTAGAGGAGGACTGGGGCAGAGCAGGTACAGCAGTTATTGAGTTTGACCCAGAGTTAGGGACACCCGTAGTGGCAGGTCCAGTACCTCTACCAAACGAATTATATAAGAATGAAGCAGATGCAAGGGCAGATATAGAACGTATCCTTGGGATTTACGCTCTTATGCAGGGGGATGGTGGTTCAGCCCCACAGACCTACAAGGGTACTGTGGCTATGGATGAATATGGTCAGCGTAGGATAAAATCAAAGCGAGATGACATTGAAGAAGGATTAAATCAACTAGCAAGAGTTGTAGTTGGTCTTATCCAATATGTCTATCAAGATGAGAAGGTTTTGCGCCTCATGCAACCCAATAATATGCCAAAAGAAGTTGTTATGAATTCCCCCATTTATGATGACCTTGGAAACTACATGGGTAAGATAAATGATATTACAGTTGGTAAGTATGACGTAATTGTAACATCAGGTTCTACATTACCATCAAATAGGTGGGCAAGATTTGAATATTATATGCAGTTACACCAAGCTGGTCTAATTGACCAAATTGAAGTTTTAAAGCAAACTGATGTAGCTGATATGGAGGGAGTACTAGAGCGTTCTGGGCAAATGCAACAATTACAAGGACAAGTACAATCCCAACAAGAAGAAATTAAGAAACTCAAAGGTGACTTGCAAACTGCACAGCGAGAATCATTACATGACCGCAAGAGAGTGGAAGTCAAAGAGTTTGAAAAGAAACTGGCTAAGGCAGAAGCTAAAGTTGAAATGGCACAGAAGTTATACAGCACACGCCTAGCAGATGAGTTGAAGATGGATAAAGCAAAGGTTCAACCATTAGCCGATAATAAACAACGTCAAATGAATGAAGAGCTTTTGAGCTTAAAGGATGAGTAATGGCTGGATTTAGAGAAAAAATGGCACAGTTAAAACAACGTGCAACTGATTTTGGTGGTGATGCCGTCAGTAAGTGGAAGCAAGCAGGGGAACGTAGTACTCAACAGCGTTTTGGGACAAGTCCAATACAGCAGGCTATGCACCAGCAGAGACAGGGTAATATGACTGACCAAGCATCGGAATTAATGGATAGAACTATGCGTAATAATCCTGATGAGATGAACAGACAGGCACAAATGATGGAGTCTGGTAGACATGGTGGTTATGGTCGTGGTGATAGTGTACGTGGAGAATTGCCATTTACTCCTCCAAGTATCGATAATAAAGGAAGTATGAGTGATGCTTTAGGGAGTGGTGATGTAAAAAAGGTTGATAGTAAGCTCCTGTTAGACAGATATATGAGCACCGACCCATCTAAGATGACATCACAGGGAATAAAAGACATGCAACAAGAGCTAAATAATAGCGGATACTTAGATAAAGATGGTAATCAATTACAAATTGATGGCAAAGTAGGACCTCTAACAGCGTCAGCAATGTCTGCTTACAATGATAAAAAGGCTTCATACGCTGAGAATACAGCCCCTGAAAGAGAAAGTAGACCTATTACACAGAAAAAAGATTTTTTTCGAGGTTGGCAGTCAAAAGATATTCTAGGGAGAAACTATCGAGCAGACCCCCAAGGAGATAATCCCTATGAAAGAACAGTTTATGACCAAGGTCCAGAAAACTATGTTGATTATGAAAAGCCATTTACTGGATATATGGACTTGGAAGATTTAACAAATCCACTAAATAATTGAGGAAGCGGTTGCTGGTATTAACCAAATCGCAAAGGAAATAATAATGGAAGAACAAATATTGGAAGTACGCAATGCTGACCAACCACCAGTTGAGAACATTGGGATGGAAGTAGAAAATCCCAGTATTCCATCTGGTGAAGTGCAACAGGATTCTGTAGCACAGGAACCAATTGCGGAAACTAACGATACGGTCTTATCGTCAAATCAAGACCAAACTCGTTTTGAGTACTGGCAGTCACAGGCAGATAAAGCCAAGGGTGAGTTAAGCGAACTGAGGAATGAAGTAGATTACTATCGTTCCCAAGGTCAGAATACTGCACCCCCCAATGAGAAACCTCAAGCATACCCCCAAGAAGAACAGGGAGTGCAAGAGCCTTCATTGCAGGTGCCTACTGAACCTGATAGACCAGTTAGCTACAACGAAATAGATGCTTATAGCGACCCAGATTCTGATTCGTTTAAGTATCGCTTAGATAGAGATAAGTATCGAGATGATTATATGTCCTTCTTGAAAGAGAAGGATGAAGTCAGGGAGACACAGCTAACTCAGCAATATGAATATGAGATGGCAATGGAACGTGATAGCATGATGAAAACGCAGGCTCAGAGCCATGCGGTGAATTCATACGGATGGCAGGCTGATAAGGCTGATTCATTTGTTAAGTGGGCAAGTAATCCTGATAACCTAACTATCGATAATCTAGCTAAGTTGTTTGAACTGAGAACAAATTCCAATCCAGTTGTGCAACAACGCACTCAAGAGATGCAAAATCAAGCCCAGAGATTAGCTGTGCCGAGAACTGCCGTTGTGCAGACTGGCAAAGCTGAACAACCTAGGACTGAAGAGCAGGTCTTTAGCGATGCATTACTGGGGAGGTAATTCACACATAACATGACAGGAGTCATAAAATGGCAGTAACAGAAAAGAAGCTAGGAGCTTCAGGTGTTCTGTATACGGACCGACGAGATTTTTACGTCGACCCACAGGTTACCAAAGAGCTATGGACAGACGTAGCACCATTTACAACTCTTATTTCAAACCAAGAAACTCGTGATGTGCCAGACCCTATTTTTAAAATGTTTGAGCATCGCAATCCTTGGGTGAAACAAGAGTTTTCATCAAATAACGCATCAGGCGTTGCATCGTTAGCCGCAGGTAATACTGAATCAGCTGACTGTGCAATAGACGGTATAACTGGATTGTCTTCATCCGCAGATAGTTCATATATCGGACTGGTTTGTGAGGTCTGGAATGCGGCAAAAACCACGAAGAAAGGTCAAGTAATTGTCTCTTCAATCCCCGATAGCACAACCATCAAGTTTAAAAACATGACTGGTACTGCTGTTGTTGTAGCAGATAATGATGTCTTCATGGTTTCAGGTAATGCACGTGGCGAGGGTTCATCCTCTCCAGATGCATGGGCTGACGAACTAACGGTAGTTTGGAATTCTTGTCAGATTTTCAAAACACCATTACAAGTCACAGGCACACTAGAGGCGGCAGTTTTACGTGGAGAGTCTAATGAATTAGCTCGTCTTCGTAGAATGAAAGCTCAAGAGCATAAGATTCAGAAAGAAAAGGCATTCTTATTTGGTACACGTGTTGGTGGTACTAATCTGAGTGGTTCTTCTGATTCATTTGCCGATGGTGGTCGTACCGACCCCGATGGGAACCTAATCCGTTCAACCTATGGAATTATTCCAGCGATTGACGACTATGGTACTTCATCTGGTGATGACCAGAACATCTTCTCTATTAAAGAAGATGAGTACACCTACGCAGATTTTGTGGACGACATGGAAAAAGTTTTCCAGTATGTCCCCGAAAGTGGTTCTAAAAGAGCCTTTGTTGGTGCTGGTGCTCTAGGTTATTGGAGTAAATTACAAACTGGTAACAATCTAGCAGGTAAATCTGGATGGACTGTAAACCTTGGAGACATGAAACGTGACTCCTTGGGTTTTAATTACAGAACTCTAGAAACACCTCACGGTATGTTGCAGTTGATTCCAACCCCATCTTTGCGTGGACCTTATAACAAGTATATGCTCGTCGTTAGCGATGACAACTTGTTCCATGCTCAGTACAGACCTATGGTTTATCAAGCCAATATCAAAACAGATAATGCTTTTGATGGCGTGAAAGACCAATATATGTCTGATGAAGGCGTTGGTATTCAGTTAATTGAATCACATAAGTTGTTCAAAATAACTGCTTCTTAAGCAACAGGGAATAGCTAGGGAGAGTTAACGCTCTCCCTAGTCCCGATAAGGAAATAAATGAGTAGTTTTAAAGATAAAGTTGAAGACATAGTAGGAGTTGCAGTATCTGACACTACTGCGTTGAATGATTATCTAACAGCATCAGCGCGTGAAATATCAGATGTTCTACCAGATGAAGTCCTGCTATACAACGCAACTCTATGGGAGACTGCAACTACTGTAGATATTTCCAATAACAGAATCTTTTCTGTGTCTAGAAATGGCAGGGGTACTGTGGAAATCCCATTTGGGATGAGCACACAAGCTAAAGATAGTGAAAGTATTCACTATGCAACCGTGAGAAGCCCAATGCATTATTTTGAAGGTTCTACTCTTACAATACTACCAGCACCTACAAGTTCAGAAAAGGGTCAGATACTTAGGTTTAAATATCCAACAGTTGTTTATACCGCAACTGGTATAGATAGTTTTCCAGATAATGCTGAATATGCTGTAACTATTGGCTCATCATGTTCTGTTATAATGAATCTGATGTCAGTTACAAGAGAAGCTATTCCGAGTTCATTATCCATAAGTGACTTATCAGTTGTTGCTTCTCTAGGAGGTGCTCCAAATATAGCTACTGTTTCCTATAGTGATGCTACAAATTCAAATGCATCTGCTGAGAGTGTAGGTACTTCTACTACTGTTGCACCACTCATTATAAATGTTAGTGGTAGTGCTCCTACGTATTTAAAGCCATCTGGTACATTCGATATTACACAGCTAGAAACATTTTTAGAAGACCAAGAAGATTCTGAACTGGCACAAATACAAATAGGCAGGATACAGCATGAGTTGGGCGAGTATCAGGCAGATATACAAAATGAATTAAATGAGTTTAATAAAGAAAATGCTAGATACCAAATGGAGTTTCAAGAGGCTGTAACGAAGAGCAACCAAGATTTACAAGTCGCTATAACAAATGCAAATATGAAAGCTCAAAGACTACAACAAGAAGCTCAAATGACAACAGATATAGATAAGTTTAATAAGGCACAGGACCAAGCATTGATAATGACCAATAAAGCTAAGGATATGGAGAGTATATTAGCAGACAATAATAGTAAACTACAGAAATATTCAAGTGAAATTCAAGCCTATCAAGCAAAAGTCGGTGATGAAGTACAAGAATATCAAGCTAATTTATCTCAAGAGATTCAAGAATTTGGTGCAAACCTTCAGAGAACACAGGCAATTCTTCAGGCATTAGGTGCTCAATACCAACAATGTCAAGCTAAGTTTCAGGGTGAATTACAAAGACTAAGTGGAGCTAAGGTATGACACAATCGCAATTACATGAATTAATCAGGTTGCATCATCCAGATATGACAGAAGGTGAGATACGTATAAGACTTAATAATGCAATGAAAGAATTTTGTCGTAAATCAAGAATTTTAAATGGTGCTTTTCAGTTTGATACTGTAGATGGACAAAGATTTTATGGTTTAGATTCTAAAATAATTGAAGTAGATTCTGTAGATTACGATGGTAAAACAATTAAAAGGTTAGTTGGGAGACCAGAGGAGCGTGATTTAGTATGAAGGTTTATTGGATTGAACGTGATGCAATTGCAATTGCAGATAGTAGTGACCTAAAAACATTTACAAGTCCGTCTGAAGTAAAAACTGTAACTATGTTTACAATTAAAGAAGACGAGCCATTTGTTTCTGATGATACATCTGCAACTGGTATAGGCATGACAGAAAGCTCTAATATTCAAGATGAATTCCATGAAGCCTTAGCATATAGAGTAATCCAGCAGGGTTATGAGAGAAAGCCAGAGGC